CATTACCAAAATCAAGAATCAGGCAATCTGTTTTGATGACACCGGGATAGTCTTCTTGATGGATGGTCCGAAGGCCTCGCCCCACCATTTGGATAAAGGTTGATTTGTAAGCGCAAGGACGCAGCAAGACCACACAGGAAGTGGGCGGATGATCCCAGCCTTCGGTTAACACCGACACATTGACAATCACTTGAGCCTCTCCGCTGGCATAGGTTTGTAAGGCCTCCGCGCGTTCCTCTTTACCCATCTCTCCATAGATCAGAACCGCTTTGATGCTGTCTTCAACAAAGGCTTGATAGACATGTAGGGCATGATCGACCGTTGAACAAAACACCACGGTTTGCCGGTCTCCGGCTTTTTCTCTCCAGTGGGCCACAACAGCCTGATTTTGAGGCCTGGTATCCATGACCTTGGCAGCCATTTCCATATCGTATTCACCGTCTGCGGCTTTCCTAACGTCTTGCAGCTTTTGTCCAGCCTCTGCATCCATCACAAAAGTGCGCGGTCTGACCAAATGTCCGGAAAGGATCAGTTCCTCCAGAGTCATTTGGTCGCAGACATTATCAAAAAGAATATCCAGCCCCTTTTTATCGCCTCGATTCGGGGTTGCCGTCATGCCTAAAAGTTTAAGCTTCGGATTCAGCTTTTTAGCATGATCGACAATCCGCCTGTAACTCTTAGCCCTGGCATGATGCGCTTCATCAATCACCAACAGATCAAGACTTGGCATCGTTTGCAGATGGTTGATCCGGGACAAGGTCTGAACCATGGCAAAGGTTGCATCCCCTTGCCATGATTTCTCCAAGGCATTAAAAACACTGGTCGAGAGGTGCGGGTTGACCCTTCTAAACTTGGCCTCATTTTGCAGGGTTAACTCATCCCGGTGGGCCACAACACAAGTCTTGGCGGTTGAGGGTTTGCAGAGAGCGCCAATGACGCTTGAGAGCATAATCGTCTTGCCGGCCCCTGTCGGGGCAACGGCCAGCGTATTACCATACTGGTTCAAAGCTTCAACGGCTCTATCCACCAGGTCTTGTTGCCGAGGTCTGAGTAACATTGCCTTAACCTCCCTTACCTGGACCAAGAGGCCGTAGAAGACGGTGTCCCAGCATAATAGTCTGAGTCATGACCGGCATAGTCTTTGTGGTCTTTGGTCAAGGCTATTTTAATGATGTTGCGAATTTCTCCTGTTTCTTTATGTTTTTGAACGTCGATGCGAGCGACAAACTCGAGTCCATCCAGTTCTGCAAAACTTTGAATCTGCCGAGCAGCTAAGGCTCCGGTAGAGGTGTCCTGTTCAGAAAACCCCCGAGCCGAATTCAAAACAGCCTTTAGAAACGAGCGTCCCATCTGAAACCATTGATCGCTTTTGGGACTGTGGAGGCCAATCAAGCCCCAGACCTTTCGGCCAACATAAGGACCTTCCAGAACCGTGAATTCACAATTTAAATAGACAGATCCGGAACTGCTGTTATAGGTGGCATATCCGCCATTCCATCCTCTGGACGGGTCACTATACCCCCCAGGCTTAATCGCCATCACCACACGCGCCACCGTTCCCTTCGGAATCGGTTCATAGCTGCCTTGAGGTTTGGCATCATTAAAGTCCAGGCTGTTAAGGTTCTGAAAGGAATCGATAAGAGATTGTGTTGTTTTATACGGATTCATGATTTTAGTCTCCTTGTTGTTGGTGTGGGTTAGAGGGCTCAGGAAGCGAAAAGGTTAAGGTTGCTAATCGATTGGCGAGGGGCTTTCGAATCTTCTCCATTAACCGTCCTAAATGCGGTTCTTCCAGAAGATTGAGGCGTCCAGAACGATCTTTTGCCGGATAACCATAAGGATTCAGGGTATGACAGACAAAGACGCGATAGAGCGATCTGTCTTGTCTGTCTTTGGTTCCTTCGGTTGTTCTAACATCAGCCATGGTGATGACTTGATCAACAATCCCGGGAAGCTCAAGACCGGTTTTGTTGCCCTCAATCTGGAGCTGGTAGAGACGGCGGTTAAAGTCATCCGTCTTCTCATCCAAAATCCCCACAAACCAAACGTTCTTGTTACGGGTATGTTGAAGATGGGTCAGCCAGGCGATCATCTCTTGACCTTGAAGGCCATAAGCGCCTCTGGTATCGGGTTTACCGGTTTTATCACTCACCGCTTGCGGTTCGCCCTTACACCACCCAAAGCACAGACGGGCAGCTACGGTGATGGAGTCAATAAACACCGTTTCATAGCGGTTCAGTATCTCAGGTCTTCCAAAGCGCTCACAAACCTCATTAAAGTGCTTTTGGCTATAGGGTTGATCGTCTCTTAAAGCCGGATTGGGACCACCAATAAACACTGCATAGTCCCGGCACTCTTTCCAGGTGCGGGGACGTAACGTATGACCTTTCCACCCCTCCACGGCTAAGTCTCCAGCTTCTAAATCCACAAACAAGGTTTTGTCCTGGGGAAGTGTCCATAACAAGGTTGTCTTGCCAATACCGGATTTGCCAAAGATACAGCCTTTAATCCCTCTCGGTTCTGAAAGGCGTTGATCGGCTGAAAGTATGGGTAGGGTCATGAGGGTTGTCCTTTCTTGTCTAAGGAGAGGGCTAGTTGATGAATTCCTTTGAGCCAGCGGCCTAAAGCTTCGGTTTTGCTGACTAAGCTATGGAGCCTCTGAGCATCCATCTCCATAATGTCTTTCACCGAGAGGTGATACAGAGTGGTTACAAAATTTAAGTCGTTGGACTGGGTAGAGAGGTTGTGAAGAGGGGGTGACATGATAAAATTTCCTTTCTTGTTACAGTTACAGGGGGAGAGATTCAGAAGAGGTTTTCAAAGGCCCCTGATCGGAGGTTGACATCCGGGCACGCTCCGCCATATAAGCCAGCACTTCGGTTTTGGCATACCGGCAGGTTCGATAGCCTAGAGAAATGTACCTGGGACCAACACCGGAGCGCCGGTATCCGGCTAGCGTACTGGGGGCTAAATTTAAGAGACCGGAGAGTTCTTTGGTGGTGTAATAATACTCTTCTGCGCCGGTTTCTAAATCCGGAGTGACCTTAGAAGATCGGTTATTGTTGAGCGCTTTTTTGTTCATGGCTGATGTCCTCTCTGAATAAAAGCCCTTGCGGGTCTGGGTTGACACCTTTGGGCTGATGCCCTTAGGTTGATACCCTTATGAAAGACTCAAAACAGACAAAAAGAAACTTTTTCGTTACGCGTCGATAAAAAAAATTCTGGACTTTAACCGTCATGACGAGGGGTCAAAAAAGCCCCTAAAAAAGAGGGGTCGTCATGACGATTAAGACCAAAAAAAACTTGAGAGTCATGGAACGGAAGGGATTGACAGGGGCCAGCAATGGTGTAGAGGCACGGCCTTTAGCTCCTCCCCTCAAAAGCCCTCAGATCCAGAGAATAAAAGGCTTTCGGGCAGAAAAACAGGCCCACCTTTTGAATGAATTTTAGGGTAAGGAAGAAATAGAAAAAGAGTGTCATGACGATAAAAAAAATTCTGAGTCATAAGCGTCATGACGAGGATGTCAAAATCACCTCAAAAAAGAGGGGTCGTCATGACGCTCGGTCCTTTAAAAAAACTTTATCGTCATGGAATGAAAGGGGTTGACTTTCCTTTGGTAATAGAATAAGTAAATCCCCTTTGATACCTTCATAGGATTTCTATCCATTCAAGCGCCATCGGCCCGAAAAGTCTAAAACCAAGGGAATGAAAGGCTTGAGGCCAAAAAGGTCGCTTTGAAAGAAAAATTGCGTCATGACGCCTCTGCCTCAAAAACTTTTTGTTCATCATGGAATGAAAGGGATTGACAATTTAGAGAAAAGTCCAAGCATTCTGTCCTTTAGGTTAGAACAAAGACTTAAAAGTGATTGTTCCAGGAAAGAGCCAAGCCAAAAGGGAGTCGGGCATCGCTATCGGTGTCAGGAAGACAAATAGCAAGTAGGATGGTTTTGCCATCCTAACGTCTCTAGAGTAGGTATTGATTATATTATAGGGAAGAGCTTCAAAAACTCACCTCATGATGAGGCGAGGTACGGCTAATGTTT